CCGCGCGAGGTTCGCGTAGCCGGGGTACGGCGAACGCAGCCACCAGGTGCGGGCCGTAGCAGTCGAAGTATAATCGTACTTGATACGGTCTGCATTCGCAGCGCCGTCATAGAAGTCAACAACGCTGCCCTGCGCGATACCTTCGACGCCGAAGCCGACTTCGTCGTTCGACAGCAAGAAGACTTTGTCGCGGGTTGTATAGGTAATGTTGCCGCGCTGGTTGTCATTTTCAAAGACGTTGTTCTTTCGGGTAACAACATCGACTTCACCAAGAACGGCAGCGAATTCAGGGTTAATGCCGTTCAGGAACCCTTCAAGGTTTGCGTATGTTGAAGACAGTCTGTCAAGACTGTGCGTCGGCGTCCACCAACCCGAAGCGGCGTCAGAATTCAGCCATTGCCGAATATTGCTTTCGTTCCAGTTGTTGTTACCGTAACGCAGCCGCTGAAGAACGTTCATGTATCCGTCAGCGTCTTCATTGTATTTATGAATGGTTCCAAGGGAAGTGCCGCCCTGCCCATCAGAAAGCGTCAGGTTGCTTTCGATTGCCGTCATTGCCGCGTTGCTTTCAAACGTGCTGATTTTCTTTGCGGAAATGTTCCCGCTTTCCCATCCGACAATAACAATCTGCCCGCCGACAGGTACAACCTGTGTCGTTGTGAACTGTATACCCGTCCAGCCTTCAAGCTCTGCATTTGTCAGATAATCAGAAGGCGGCAGGAAATGGTATGTTCCAGCGGGCAAGCCTTCAGGGTAGTTTTCGCTGGTTACGCAATAGACAGCTTCAGCGTCGTCGAAGGGCCTTGAATAAATGACGTTGTGCATCAGCAGCGTCATTGTCGGTGCGGCGGCGTTGTTCGGGTTCTTGTGGTGATTATGGGCGACGACGTCGAAAAGCAGATTGCCGTATTTCGTATGAGATACGGAAAACTGCGTTCCGATAGGGTACGCGTTCGGGGCCATGCCCGCAGCGACAACCTTTTTGATCGACGCCCAAGAAGCTTCTTCACCCGCGACGGCGGCAAGGGTATCAACCTTCTTGTTCAGGCCGTCAAGGCCCTTTTTAATCAGGGCCGCAAGGAACAGGTCACGTTCAGCCATTTTCAATTCATCCTTTCTTGTTAAACTTCAGTCCAGCCGTCAGCCGACAGGAAATAAAGCGCTGACATATCTTTGACGGTTGCGATAGATCCAGCCGCGACGCATTCGACGAATTCTTTCTTGTCTTCCATCGTCGGCAGCGTTTCGACGTCTGCGGCGCTGTCAATGATGAATTCATAGACAGGCAAGCCGCTTGACGTCTGATTGATTGAACTGTGTTTGATATAGTCCATCATAAAGCCCCCTTATACGTTGAATTGCTGTGTCAGCGTGTCAAGGTCGTAAACGTTCGTTTGCGTTCTGCCGTCCGCTGCCGTCCTGACTTCTGTGACAATATTGCCGTTATAGGTGAATACGTCAGTCCTGACGACGCTGCCTGAAGCGTTGTCAGTATGAACAATCGTGTCAACAAGGTTGTCGCTGTTAAACGTGACGGTTTCGGTCGTGTTCAGGATCGTCGCGTTATAGAGAATATCAAAGATTTCGTCACGCGCTGCGATTGACTGATTCTTCGCTTCAACTGCTGCGTTTTTGGCCTGATTTGCTTCGGTTGCCTTGTCGTTTGCGGTTGTGGCGCTTCGTGCAGCCTGTTCCTTGTAATACTTCGCGTTATCGGTATCTTCGCCCGTGCGGGTCGAAGTGCCGCCCTTCGCGTAGCTTTCGGCAAGGGTTGCGCTTGCTGCTGAATCGTCGGCGCTTTCTTCTGACGCCTGTTTGCTTTCCGCTGCCGCCTGTGCAGATGCTTCGGCCTGTGCGGTCGCTTCGGCGACAGCGTCGGCAATCAGGTCGGCAATTTCGTCTTCTGCGCCCTGCGCTTCGTCGGCGGCGTCGCGGGCGTCCTGAATCGCCGCAAGTACCATCTGTGACCATGTCAGGCCGTTCGGCGGCAAGCTGTCGATTTCGATTGAACTGAAAACCCGCGTATCAACGCGGGCCGACTTCATCTTTGCTTCATCAACAAGATAATTCAGTTCAATTTCGCCGTAACCAGCAGCGCCGATTTCGGCAGCAGGAATCAGCCAAGTAACAACGCCGTCTTCCTGTTCAATGGTCGCCGTGAACAATTCTTCGTCGGCGCGTTTGACAAGAAGCTGAAACGTTCCGCTGCCGTCCTGCCATTCAGAAGCGTCAATGATAACCCTTGTCGCAAGGTTTTCACCCACCTTGCCAAGTAACAGAATAGGCGTGTCAAAACAGCAATCTGCAATTTTGACTTTGACTTCGCGCGGTACTGCCATTTTTTCACCCCCTTAAATCGCCCTGGCTGCGGCGCGAAGTTCTTCTATTGCCGCTGCCTTTGGTTTTATGTCCGTCAACGCAACCGTCCACGACGGCGGCGCTATGACTGTTTCTTCGCGCTGCGCGTTAATCGCCGCGTAAAGTGCTTCAATTGCTGCGCGCAGTTCCGTTATATGACCGGGGAACCCGCGAATTGACGTTGTACCCGCTATGATATCTTCCTGCCATGTCGGCGCAGTCACGCCGTACAGGGTGCAAAGTTCTTCAACCCTGCTGCGCAGTTCGTTGATATGCGCTGCCTTGATTCGGGTTGTCCCCGCTTGAACGGGGTTGTCGGTATAGGTTTCAGCCGTGACCGTGACCGTTACCGCCGTTTCGGAAAATGCGCCGTATTGATCCGTTACCCGGAAGACGTAAGCGCCGCCCGCCGACAGCTTGACAGCAAGCACACAGGCCGCAGTCAGATTGCTTGCAATGGTCACGCGGTCGCCGCCGTCCTTCGTATAGCTTGCCGTCATGCTATGCCCGTTCGGGTCGGTCGATACCGACAGCAGCGCCCAAAAAGCACCCGGCGAAGTCGGCGAAGCAGGAACCGGCAGCAGGATAACAGGCGCAGCCGGGGCCGCGTTCTTGTAAAGCAATTCAGACGACGCCGCGTCGGTTGTATCGCCGTTCGACTGAACCGCGCGAACCTGATAGCGGAAATAATCACCTGAAGCAACGCCCGCAAACGCTGAAGCGGCGTTGAAGCTTCTGCCTGAAGCATTTGCCCATGCTGACCAACTTGCGCCGCTGTCTGTCGTGTAGCGATACTGACAATATGTTCCCGTCAGGTCGATTGCTGCGGGCAATTCCCACGAACAAACGCCGATTTCGGTATACCATCCAGCAGCGGGCGTCAGGTTAATCGGCTTTTCTGTTTCCCTGACAACCGTGACCGTCGAAGAATACGACGAATAGATTTCATCGGAAGAATACGCGCGAACGCGGAAGTCGATATTGTCGCCCTTCGAAAGGCCGGGGTTATATGAATAACTTGTGCTTGTCGTGTTCGCTAAAGCTGTCCAGTTTCCATAGCTTCCGCCGTAGCGCTTCAGGCGATATTCGATATAATACCGACTGATCGAAGAACCCGTTACGGTCGAAGCATCCCACGACAGCGCGACGTTTCCGCTTTCCCATGTCGTCGGGTTTGCCGCAAGGTTTCCCGGCGCGGAAGGCGTCGCGACGCGGCAAACGCTGCTTGATTCTGACCAGCCTGAATAATAGCTGCTTCCCGCAGATCCCAGCGCGCGAACGCGGAACTTTCGATATCCTTTCGCTGCGGGCAGCGACGCGGAAACGCTGCGCGTTCCTGTTCCATAACTGCCGTAAGCAGTCCACGAACCAAACGACGAACCGTTGCTTGAATCCGCGTATTGCAGTTCATACCCGGTCAGCGTGTTCGCGGTTCCGCTGCTTGACGCTGTCCAAGAAACGGTAACGGTTGACGCGGTCGTTTTTGTGCTGCCGACGCTGATTGTCGGGGTTGAAACAGCCGAAGGAACCGTATAACTGACTGTGACAGAAACAGACGACTTGACGTAAACATTTGACGTTTTGCCGCTGCTGCTTGACGTTCCTGTACAAATAACGCTGATTGACGTTATGCTGTTCGCCTGATCGACGGTCAGGCCGCTGAAGGTGAACGAGCGCGAAGCGCTGGTATAGTCGTCGGCAGTCAGCTTGACCGACGTATCAATTGACTTGCTGCCGCCGCTATAATTCAGCGTAATTGTCAGATAATATGTCGGTGAATAGGCGTTTGTTGAAAATATCAGGTTCGCCGTTACGCTGTTGATAACGCCCGAAGCGCCCCCGCCGCCTGACAGCGAACAGGTGCGCAGCGCGTTCAGGCCAAGCGAACTTGACCAACTGCCGCTATAAGAAGAAGTTGCCATAGCAAAGCCCCCTTATATCAAGCATAGAAGGAACCGATATAATCAGCAACGCGGTTGACTTCTGTTATCGTTGTGCCGCTGATAACGACTTCGTAAAGCGCTTCTTGCCGCTCCGCGCCGCCCGCTGAAATGTCGTTCTGAATCAGCGTCGGGCGCTGCGCTTCGGTCAGGCTTGAAGCTTCGACGCCCTGAAGCACCTTGAATTCAAGCGTATCGGCGACGCTGCCGCCGCCGCGCACGAATTCGGAAATAATCAGGTCGCGCCGATATACACCCGCCGTGCCGCTGCCGATAGTCAACGCAAGGGTTTCGCCCGCTGGTACAACGTGCAGATATCCCATATTGCTATACAGGCCCGACGCAAGCCGAACGGTATTGTTGTCAATGATTGTCGCCGCAAGCCGTTCGTCGGCGTCCGTGATCCCGCTGCCGCCGAATATTGCCCGGTGAACCTGTGCGTCGTCTTCGGCGTAAATATGCGGGTCTTCAGTATCAGGCGTGAAGATTGTAATTGCTTTCTGTGCCATTATTCCACCTCTGTTCTGATTGTCGAACCGCTTGCGGTAATCGAAAGAATACGCTGTGAAACGCTTTTCGCTGCCGATATGTTCAGATCGCGGTCAACGGTCAATATTGTGTCGTCAAGCTGAAGGTCAAAGTTCATTTCTTCCTGAATCTGCGACAGGTCAATTTCAGCGGTTGACATAGCCGCATATTCAAGCAGCGCGTCGCGCGCGGAAGAAATAAGTTCGTCTTCGCTTTCGGCGTTCGGATAATCAAACGTCATGCTGCGTATATCGCCTTCCAGCAGCGCAGCCGGGCGCGTCGTGTAAATCCTGCCGTCAAGCATCCACAATTCGCGAACCATGCGGTCAGATAATTCGCCCTGGCCTAATGCGATAACATGGTTATAATCGTCAACCCGTCCCGCAGATATCGAAAGGCCGATACCAAGGTCAGAAGAAATATCAGCATAGTCGGAATAATCGACGCAATGCCGGGCCTGAACAATCACCTTCTGAACGGTCGCGTCGTAGATACATGACAGCGTATAGCCAACCTGAAGCAGGGCTTTTGACAGGCCCGCAAGCTTGTTCTGATAGCGGAACTGATACGACGTCGTTACGCCCGTGCTTGTGTCAGGAACGTCGAACAAGCTGACATAATCGCTGCCGATAACGTCGGCAATCATAGCGTTCAGTTCGGTATCGGCATAAACCTTGTACGCCTGTCCCGCTGGCGGCGTGATTATCCGCATAGACAGCAGCGCGCGCCACAAAGCGCCCTTGATAATGACCGTGTCGCTTGTTGTGTTCTTGCTGACGCTGCGCACAAGCCCGCCGAATTCGCTGCCGTTGATATAGACAAAGTCGCCGCGCAGAATCTTTTCTGCTTGCCATGCGCCGACAGACATTGTCAAGGAAAAGGTATTGTCGGCAAGTTCGCAGTTGTGATGAATCTGCGCGTCGAATGCCTGAAAGTCGGTAATAACGCCGACTTCGGCGCGGTTGCTGTCTGCGTGAATCAGTCGTTCCATAGCGGTTCACTCCTTTGATGAATCAATGTAATGTCAAAGGAATAGTCGCCGTTGTACAGAACAGGAACCATGCCAATAGGCGCATACTTGAAAATATCATTCGTCTTGTCGCGCGTATTGAACAGGTTGCTTCGCCCGCCTGTCGTGCCGATTTTATAAATCTTCTTGTGCAGTTGGTCGATAATGGCCCGTTCGTTTGAAACAAGCGTCGTGTTCAGGGCGTATGTATTGCCGCCGATAGACAGCGACGGGTTTACGGCGGGGCCGTAAATGGTCAGAATCATCGGCGTTTCCCATGAACCGACAGTATTATCAAGCATTGTCTGTGAATAGCCTGTGCCGTATTTATACGGGTATCGCCCGTTGTATCGCTTGCCGTAAGGCGAAGACGATTCAGCGCCACCCGCAATGAAGTTCTTCGTTTCCTCTGTACACCAATAAGGGATAACAGGCAGAATCGTCAGCTTCTTCGTAACGAACAGCATATGTTTCGACTTGTTCGTTACTTCGCTGGCAATCAGATAGCAGGAAACATACTGACTGTTCAGATACAGTTTGCCCGGCGTCCTGCTGCGAACGTCGTATTCTGTGACGTTGTGCAGACGGTTCAGCAGGGCGTCAAGTTCTGATCGGTTATAAGCGTGTGCGGAAACGATAAAGTCCTTCGTTTTTTCGTGCCGTGAAAACTGTGATACGCTGCCGCCCGTGCCGTCAGGATAACCCGAATATGAATAATCCCAAACAAAATCACGAAGCGTACCTTCTTCGGCGTAAAACCCGGCGCGGTCAAGCCTGATTGTTTCGCCCGCGCTGTTCTCATAAACAATCATACAAAACCCACTTCCAAACCGCGCCGAATCGTGCGCCCGAATTCGCGTTCATTGATCCTGATAACTGCTTCGCCAATGCCCGCGCGGTCAAGGGCGGCGACAAGCGAATCAGAAAGTCGGCGCAGCGCGTTATCTGAAAGTTCATAGGTTATCGCGCTGCCTGAATACGAAGGAACCGACGCCGGGGCCGCAAGGGCCGCGCGCGTCGCGCTGGTATTCGCTTTGATATTGAAAGCAACGTCGTTGACGTCGGGCATCATGTCGTCGAAGGCGTCCTGAATGCCTTTCTTTTCGTCTTCCAAGCCTTCAATCATGCCTTCACCCAGCATTCGGCCCACCTGATCGCGCATGACGGTCGAAGGGGAATGAATGCCGAACAGGCCCTTGATAAAGCCCATGACGTCGCCAACCCAGCCCGTTATTTTGTCTTTAATCCATCCGATAGCGCCCTTCAAGCCTTCCCAAAGTCCTTTAACCAGTTCAAGGCCGACGTTTGCCATAGCGCCGACGCCTTTTATCAGGCCCGAAACGATAGCTTCAAGGATTCGGGGAAGATTTGAAACAAGTGTCGGAATTGCTGAAATGATACCTTCGCACAGGGCCGACAGCAGATCGACGCCCGCTTCAATAATCTGTGGCAAGTTCTGAACAATGAAGTCGATAATCGTTTTAATGATTTTTGGCAGCGCTGCCGACAGTTTCGGTATTGCCTTCAACAGGCCGTCAACCAGTTTCATAATGATATTGACGCCCGTTTCAAGGATTTTCGGCAACCAGCTTGTAAACAGGTTCGTCACGCGGTCAATCATGTTGCTGATTGCGGCGTCAAACTGCTGCGAAGCGCCTTCAGTCCCCTGAACCATGCCGATAAACGCCTGAACAACTTCGGTCACGCTTTGAATGATTTCTTTCGTCGCGGGAAGGAACACTTCAGCGACGGCGCGGCCCGCTGCCGTCAACGTCGTCTTCATTTCGTTCATTGCGTCGTCATACGCGCCGAACGCCTGAAGGCTGTCTGTTGACATGATAAGCCCTGCTTCTTGCGCATGGTCGCCTAAATCCTTGAACGCCTGACTGCCCGCGTTAATCAGCGGGTTCAGATCGGTCGCAGACTTTCCAAGAAGCGTCATAGCAAGTTGGTCGCGTTCGGTCGCGTTCTGAATGTTCCCCAAGGCGTCGATAACATCCCAAAAAACATCTTCGTTATCGCGCATCTGCCCTGTTGAATCAGTTACGGAAACGCCCAACTGTGCGAAAGCTTCAGACGTCGCCGCGCTTTCGCTTGCCATGTTCGCGGTTAGCTTCTTCATGCTGCCCGTGATCGTGTCAACGCTGGTATCAATGAACTGTGAAGCGTATTCCCACTTCATCAGGTCTTCGGCAGCTATGCCCGTCGTTTCGGACATGGTTAGAATCGTATCGGCGTAAGTTCCCGCTTCGCCCGTCAGGTCGTATATAGCCTTCCCGGCAGCGACGCAAGCGGAACCGATAGCCGCAAGCGACGCGACGACGGCCTTGCCCGCGACTTCAGCAGCCTTCAGAAGTCCTTCGCCGATACCCGTTGAAAGTTCTTTGACTTTCTCTGTGAACGACGGAAGGCGTTCTTCTGCTTGCTGATATTCGTTGTTCATTGCCGCCATTGCGGTTCGTGCTTTTATCAGCTTTTCTTCAAGCTGCTGTGTTTCCTTGCTGTTTCCTTCGCCCGCTGCGCGGTTCTTTTCAATCTTTTCGGTCAGAAGGTCAATAACCTTCTGCTGTGCTTCCATTTCTTTTTTCAGAAGCGACATTTTTTCAAGGTTGCCCGTGACCGAATCCTGATTCAGCTTGTAAACAGCAGAATTTTCCTTCACCTGAAGGCCCAGCAGCCGAACCGACGCCGCAGCTTCGTCAAGCTGCTTTTTATACTGCTGTTCGCCTTCAAGAACGATATTCGTTCGTATATCACGCGTCGGCATCGAAAGCAGCCCCCTTTCCGCGTGTTATGCCGTGCTGATCGTCGTCATAATCGCGCCGCATAAGGTAAAGCGATATGACTGCGCCGGGGTTCATCATTCTGATTGACTGATAATCAAGCCCGGCAACTAATCCATAGTGAACGACGCGCAGCGGGGTCAGTTCCCCGCTGCGCCCGGCGCGTTTTTTTGAATAGCCGCAAGAACTTCGTCGGTATCGCCGTCTTCGGTATCAATAGTGATATTCAGGCCGATAGCACAGGCCCGAAGGAAGGAATCTGTCAGGGTTTTAATATCACGCGGCAGCGTGTTTCTTGAAACGAACTGCGGCGTGATGACTTCGCCGCTGTCCTTGATCGCTTCGCCCTGGCTTGCAAGCAGCGCAATCAATTCGGGGATAATCCGAATCTGTTCAGAATACGAAGCGTTGTTAAGCCTATCCGCAACGCCGTCGATATCGCCGTACTTGTCGGCAAGCTGTGCCATTGCTTCAGTATTCAAGACAAGGTCAAGTTCCTTGCCGCCGATTGTTACTTTTACGCCTTCTGTAAACATTTGCGGTTATTCCTTTCTATCAGCCGCCAGTTCCGCTTGTGATATTTGCATAGTCGTCAATGAACGCCTTCGCGGCAGCGTAGGTGTCGAAAGACTTTCTGTCGCGGAACTTCAGCTTGTCGCTGTTGTCGATATAAGCGCCCATTGCCCGCAGAATCATCGTCGGCGTAGACCATTCAAGATTCTGTCCTTTGGTCTGTGCCGCTTCAGCTTCAATGCGGGCGCGAACCTTATACCACCAAGTCGCGATATAGCTGCGCGAAGTAACGCCCGTTTCCTGATCGGTTTTAGACCGAACGCGGACATACCCGAAGCCGCCCAGCGGCGCGGGTTCGTCTGTGTCTTCATAGTGCGCGTCGGCGCCTTCGCCTGTTTTGACGGTTCCGCACATATACTGTTCATTGTCAAGCGTCAAATCGTCCGTGTTAATGGTAATCTGCGCTTCTGAAATGCTGTTGTCCTCTTCGGCAACAACGTCATTCGCATAAAGCCTGTTGCTGTTCCGCGTGATAGCGACGTTCGCGCTAATCATCATGCCGACTTCGCGGCCCGTGCCGTAAGTAATGGCACTTCCTTCAGTATGCGACTGAACGCGGGCGAAAGCAGCGTAACGCAGTCCAATATCTGCCATTGTTTTAACCCTCCGATTCTAATTTGTCGAACCAAACAGCCGCCATTGCATCAACGGCAGGCCCTTCGGCCTTTGTTTCGGCGTCGTCAACAAAGTGTGTCGCTTTCCTTCGTGAAGCGCCGTAATGATTGATAAATGCCTTTTCGGCGTTCCTGATCCCTTTGCGGTCGCGGCCCTGTGGATAGACTGCAATCTTCTTTTCTGACGACGTATTGACGACGTCAGACGGGCCGACGCTGTCAATCATGTCGCCTGTGTCAATCAGATCGTGCGCCCGGATCGCGTCGCGCCATGAATCCGCGACAACCGCAGCGCCCGCCTGAAGCATATCAGGCGCAGCCGTCGAAACAAGGTCGCCGTGCTGCTTCAGATCCGCAAGCAGTTCGTCGAAGCCTTCGCCATTAAACAACGCCATAGTCTGCAATCACTTCGCAATCAAAGATATGATGAATATACCGGGTTTCGATTTCAAAGTCGGTTGTATGAATGACTGTAATTTCATCGTTTTCGCTGAAGGCCCGGAAGAACGCAAGGGCAACGGGGTCGTCTTCCTGAAAAGTGAAATAGTCAACCTGAATTTTCTTTGTCTTGCCCGCTGGTACGCCGTTCGCGTACAGGGTTCCCGTTCCGTAGTCGCTCCAAACGGTATAGGCTTTGTCGGAAGGTTTCCTGATTTTCTGATAGCGCGCCGCGTCAGGGTCAATGCCCTGAACGATTTCGACGAAGGAATCAATCGTCATTCGGTTCAACCCCCTGACAGACAAGTTCAAGTTTCCTGTTCGGCACAGGATATGAACGAATCACTTTGTAAACCTTCCCGTTGAAGTCAATCAGGCGTTCTTCCTGATAGTCAGCTTCGGAAACGGTAAAGGTAACGGCGGGGGTCATACCCGCCGCCGCTGCCTTGTAAAATTCAGATCGCCCGACGCCGCCCTGTTCGGCGTATACGTCGCGGCCTGTTGTGTCGTTACGGGTTTCAAAGCCCGTTTTCGACTTTGTAACAGTCTTGTCAAACAGCTTGATAACAACGCGCCTTTTCAACTGCAACAGCCCCCTTCGCCTTCAAGGGTATTCCTGTCGTCGTGCGTCAGGGATAGTTTGTTGACAATCGCGTTATAGCTTTCAAGCTGCTTCTGTGCAATCGCTGGTTCTTCCCAAGCCTGATCGGCTTTGACGAAGCACTTAATCGCCTGAACGACGTCAGCGTTGTTTTCGTCGCGGGCGACGCGGCGGGGAACGCCTGACATTTCCATATCACGCCGCGCCGCTTCAACAACGTCGCGCAGTTCATCGTCAAACGCGTTTGACGTCACGTTCAGGGCTTTTCGCACACGTTCAACGATATTCATGCGCAGCCCCCCTTCATCAGGTCAGGGACATTTTCACGAACGCTTCGCCGACAGCGGGCTTTCCGTCGAAAATCGCGGTTCCGCGATAATCGGTCAGGTTCTTCCTGAAGCTGCTGTGTTCAGACTTGTCAACCGTGATGTTTTCGGCAAAGTTGCCGTAATAGGTCTTCAGGTCGCCGAAGTAGGCATCGCCCAGCGTCGCGGCCTTGTCGGTCAGAAGGACAGGATAGCCCATGATATAGAACTGGCCCGCGCCTTCGCCCTTGACAATCGGGGCTTTGCCGTCGTCCCTGATCGGCATGAACTTCTGCCAAAGGGTTTTCTTTGACATAACGAACTTCGCGTTTCTGTCATAGACGCCCGGCAGAAGGCTGATCAGGTCGCAGACTTCTTTATAAGTCGGCGTCGCGGCAGCGGTCTTGATTTTGTTGGTTCCAGCCGTCCAAGTCGCGGCGTGTTCAATACCCGTTGCCTGATTGGTTCCCGTGCCGTTGACAATCCAGTTTTCAATCAGGTAGGCGATACCGTCAGTCAGGTTGTCAATCAGCCAAGCTTCAAAGGCGTCAATCGTCATATACTTGACTTTCGCGCTGATAGACAGCAGCTTGATTGCTTCAAACCCGGTCAGGTTGACTTCAATCAGGTGGTCAGACGCTTCAGAAGTGTTATCGCCTTCAGCGTGATACGCGCCGTCGCTTGTGGTCGCGTTTTCGGCAGCAATCGTGATATTGCCCGGAATGTTGAACAGGGTAATTTCGCCGATAAGCGGCGCGGTCTGCTGCAAACGCCGAATGACTTCATTCTGCGTTTCGGTCGGAATCGCAGCGCCCGCGCTGTTGCTGGCAGAAGTCAGGGCGGCGCGCTGTTCTGCTTCTTCCATAGCCGCCCGTTCGGCGGCGTTAAGGGGAAGGCCCATAAGGGAACGCAGGAAGGCGCTGCGGTATTCAGGCGTCGCAAGAACGTTGCGTTCTTCGCGGGGCTGATTGCCTTCGGGGTTTCCAGCGGGCGGCGTCACGCCCTGCGCCGTGCCGTTCGCGATAGCTTCCAGCATCGCCCGACGCTGTTCGGCGGCAGCGACAACGCGCGCGCGTTCTTCAAGCAGGGAATTCATTTCAGTCTGAAGGGCATTCAGATCGGCGTCTGGGGCCTGAATCGCGGAACGGATTTCAGCAAGACGCGCATCAATTTCAGCAAGTGTTCTCATTGTGTTTTTACTCCTTTTCTTTCTTTTCGGTTCCGATGTAGGAATCAATCAACATGGACATTTGTTTTCTGCGCCTTTCCAGTCGCTCCGCTGTTTCCTTCGCAATCACTCCGTCGACGAAGGAACGGGCAGAAATATCGGTATCGGCGTCGGCGGGGAATGTAACCGGGCTGACGTCGTAAACCTTCTTGATTTTCAGAATGGTTCTTGTACGGGTTTCGGAATTATAGGAATCTTCAGCAACGGTAAACGCCCATGACATTTTATCAATCAGGCCCGTTCTGATTTCTTCGTGCATCTGACGCGCCGCTTCGGTCGTCGAAAGGTCAATATCGGTCATAAGGCCGTGACCGTCAACGGTCAGCTTCAGGGTTCCGTTCTTCGTGCGGGCGTAAACGTGTCCGTCATGGTCAAAGCGGCAGACAACGTCGGACAGGTCCGCGCCGTCAAGCGCATTAGAAGATACCTGTTCAAAGTATTTGATACCGTCCCATTCATAAAGCAGATAGGGAACGTCAAACGTTGTCGCGTAGCCTGTCGCGTGATAGTTCTGTTCGCCGTCCTGCGCCCGCTGCACAACAAGCGGGGCCATGTTCCTATATTCGCGGCCTTCAACTTTCGGCATTGTCTTTAACCCCTTTCAAATTCGTATCAGTTACGATTTTCATTCTTCTTCGCCGCCCTGGCTGTCGTCCTGATCCGCGTCGGGGTCAGGTTCGGGCGGCGTCGGCTGCGGCGCTGGCGGTTCCGGGTCGGGAACAGGTGCGGGCGCGTCTTCCTTCGCGCCGTTTTCCTTGTATTCGCCGCGAATATACCGCTTGTCGCCGCCTTCGATATGCGGCAACTGCCATATATCGCAAACGTCATTCTGCGACAGAATGCCCCTGTCAAAAAGCTGCTGTGAAACAAGAAGCTTTGAATTCGTTGACGCGTACTGAAGACGGTTCGCGCTGAACATGATTTCATTGCCGAAGGCGATTTCATGGTCAGAAAACGTCATGTTTGTCAGGGCAAGTCCAAGCTGAACAATGAACGGTTCAAGTTTGCCTTCATACCATGCGTTGAACTGTTCTTCGTTAAACTTGTTCTGAAGAATGTTTTCATTGACGCCGAAATAGTTATAAACATTCTCGTTTATAATCTTCATCTGTTCGGCATCGACAACAAACGATTTGCTGTCAATTTGCTTGACGTCAGAATATTTCGCGTCAACAAGGAAAATGCCGCCCGAATTTTCGGCGGCAAGGTTTTCTTCACGCAACCGCGCGCGTTCTTCCCTGATCGTTGCATCCTTCAGCGATTGCGCAAGCTTCGCAATGAAGCGCAGCGTCGCGCCGTTTTTGACGGCCTGAACGATACCCTGATTCTGAATATCAATCAGTTGCAAAGTCGGGTCAATAACGCCCGCATTGCTGTCGCCGAAGAAGTCGTTCTTGAACTGCATCTGCGTCATAACGCCCGCGTTTTCAAGTTCGATTGCTGCGCGCTGTCCATTCAGGAAAGTATAGCGAAGATATGGTTTGCCCTGAACCTGAACGATTTCGACGCGTTCAGGGCAAAGGGGATAGTATCCCGTTATCGTCTGATAGTCAGGCCCGTACAGGGGAACGATAAACGCGTTATTTGTCGCCGCGTAAATGGTCGCCGTTCGATAAAGGAACTGCGACGTATTCATATACGGGTTCGGCTTGTGTGATAGCATCCGCGCAAGCTTTTCATTCCGCGAACCGACGATTTCAGGCTTTAACTTTGATATGTGCGTCGCGAACGCGTGAATCGCCGCGCGCGTCTGCATGACTTCATAAACGCCGCCTTCAAACGTAGTGAAAACGGGGTTGTATGCGGTCAGCGTCTTGAAGTAGCCTTCAACCTTGTCGGCATCCTTGCGACGCGGAAAGAGTTTTTCAAGCAGTCCCACGTTCAAACCCCTTTCAGTTCAGATTTACAAACTGGTCGTATTTGTCCTTCAGAACCTTATACCCGTTTATCAGGGCAACGGTTCCGTCAATGCGCTTGCGCGGGTCAAGGCCCTTGACGGGCTGAATATTCCCGTTGATATCAACCTTGATTTCGGTATTTGCAAGGCACATTTTATCAATCGGGTTCCCGCCGTAGATAATTCGCTTCGCCTGAAGGTCGGCTTTCAGCGACTTCATAGGGTCAGACAGCGTATAGATACCCTGACGAACAGGAATCATACTGTTCGGCCCGAATTCAGCCTTGAAGGCCGCAAGCAGCGTATCGTCAATGTGCCAAGGGTCGAACCCGATGAACATAGTGTAAAGGTCTTCTTTGTCGCGCAGTTCCATGAACCATTGCAGGAAACAAACCTTGTCAACCTTGTTGCCTTCCCAAACGCGCATAAGCCCCTGTTTTACCCAAAGGTCATAGGGCATATTGTCGCGTTCGCGTCTGCTGCCCGTCTTCGCCACCTGTTCAAGCACGGTTTCGGGAATCCAATACATTGACTTGACATAAACGTTCGGGTCGTCAGGCCGCATCATCAGCGCCTTTGCGGCGTTCAAGTCGGTTGTGTCGGCAGCGTCGAAGCCGCCGACACAATAATCAAACGTCGTGTCAAAGGTCGCGTCGTTGTTCAGATCGTCCCAGCGCAGCCAAGAAGACGCGCCCGTTTCCTTCAGGTTGAAGTCTTTTGTTTTGACGGTCGGCATAAACGACGGGTCAGCCTTCGCCTTTTCGACGCAGCGCTTCAGGAAGTCATATTTCTTGATGGTTCCAAGGCCCGGATTTGCTTTAATCCAGCAGGTTTCGTCAAGCCATTCGTCAGGGTCGTCAAGTTCATAGATAAACGCTGCGAAGCGGTCGTCGTCAATGGTTCCGTCAAGAACGCCGCAAGCGTAATCATACTGCGCATCAAAGATATTGTCGCGAACAAAGCCGTTCGTCGTGATCGCGAACAACAGCGGTTGTGACCGGGCCGACATTGATTGTTTCATCAGGTCATAAAGGTCGCGGTTTTTGATCGCTGCTAATTCGTCGATAATGACGCCGTGACTGTTCAGGCCGTCAAGGCCGTTGCTGTTCGCGGCAAGGGCCTTGATAAAGCCTAAATTGTGCGCGAAGTAAATATCGCTGACGCGCTTGCGCAGGATCCCCGACAGGTCGCTTGAACGCTTTATCATGCTATGAACGGCGTTGAAGCCCAACATTGCCTGATCGCGTTTTGTGGCGACGTTATACACTTGCGGCGAACCTTCGCCGTCGTTCGCAAGAAGGTCGATTTCAACCGCAGCCATTTCGGTTGTTTTTCCGTTCTTGCGGCCTTCGATTGTCAGAACTTCCTGATACTGCCGAAGGTTGCAGTCGTCCACAAAACCGAAGATTGCTTCAAGCTTCGCGCGCTGGAACAGTTCAAAGCGCAGCGGTTGCCCGCTTTCAGGCTGACGGCAGAACCGTTCCATGAAGTTTATATGTCGGTCAGCTATGGCCTGATCGAAATGCCATTGACCGGGGTTGTAATACTGATAAAGCAGTTTTTCATACATCTGCTTGATACGGCGGCAAGCTTTAATCTTGCCGTCAAGGATCGCGACGGCGTATTGTTCAATCGCACTCAAAATGCGCCGCGCCCTGTGATATAGTCAAGGGCCGCGTTCCTGCTGTTGCCCCCTGAAGGGGAATCGGGCAGCATATCAATCAACTGCTTCATAGTCGTGTTGAAATTTTTAATCATCGTGTTGTAGATATCGACTTCAGAAGACTTCTTGACGCCCTTCTGATTTTCGCCGTTCTGATATTCTTCAGTATAGCCATGAAGGTTTATCAGGCCCTGAAGTTCGTTCAGGGAAACAGCCATAAAGGCGGCATTTTCAATCAATCTTTCGGCAACTTCTGCCGCGTCCTGCGTCAAATTGCTGAAGATTCTCTTCAGTCGTTTTATCTCGCATTTAATGTAATCATCTTTCGACATATCGGCCTTGCGCTTGCTCATTCTACACCCCTTCCCGCGCCCTGTCCGCTAATTTTTAGGTTCCACCCCCCGCGGTCTTCGTCCCCCTTCCTAACGATTTCTGATAGGGGGGTCAGTCCGGTTCATAGTTGCGGAACCAGTCGTTAATAATACGCCGCTGTCGTTCCTTGTTGGTTCGGTTGTCGTCGCCTTCCATGTTGGACAGACATTTTTCTAAAGTGCTTTCCACGAAGATAAACGTTGCATCAGGAAACGTGACTGACATTTGCTGTCGGTCAGATCGCTTCGGCAATCCTGCAACAATCCACGCAGTACGAACGCCGGGCAACCCTTCCTTGACTGCCTTGTATACTGCTGACCGAATCAGCAGCATTGCGGGCAAGTAGTCGGATATGTCGCCCTGGCTGTCAACCTTGTTCGTCAGGCCCGTGAAGCAATGCAGGATATTATCAAGGTCAACGACTATATCCATATGCTGCATATGCTGCCGAACGTATGTTGACTTCCCCGAAGCGGGACAGCCCCACACAACTTTAACCTGTCCGCGCGGTATCGGTTGCCCGTTATCGTCGAACATAATGCGAATGTCCGCTTCACGCGCTGGCCTTCCCTGCTTTAGGTTCTTGTGCTTTTCATGTTCTTCGATATGGCAGGAACGGCAAAGCAGTTCAAGATTGTTCCAGCCGAACACAACTTCAGGGTCGTTGACGTTCGCGGGCGTCAGGTATGTTTTGTGATGAACTTCTTCACCCGGCGCGCCGCAGCGTTCGCATATCCCGTGACGATATGCCTTGTATGCGTCCCGGCATTGTTTCCACGCCTTCGACGCGTATAGCTTCTTTGCAAAAGGTGCAGCCATTTCAGCCCCCTTGCCAAATAGAAAAGGCGCTGCCTTTCGGCGCGCCCGATACAATTTTTCGACGGTATCATATCACGCCCGAAAAACGGTTGTCAAGTATCATACATGGAATCAATCTTTCTGAAGGTCTGCTTCGTTTCGTCTGAAGCAATGCCGATATATATCAGCGTCGTTTCTTCCTTCGTGTGATTGAACAGCTTCATCAGGCCCGCTATATCGTGCGTTCCCTGATAGTAGTGATACCCGAAGGTTTTGCGCAGCGTGTGCGTTCCAAGGTTGTAATCATCGGCAAAGCCGCCTATTTCCTTGATTGCCTGAATATCGCGGTACGCTGTCCTTCGGTCAATCGGTTTCTGTTTCTTCGTGATGCGGTCAGGCTTCGGCGAAGCAAAGACGTATTCGCCCGGATCGCGCCCGGCAAGGCGTTCTTTGAATGCCTTCTTCAGGGTCTTCGTTATGAACAGTTCGATTTGCTTGCCCGTCTTTTTCTCTTTGATAACGAACTTGTCCTTGTCGTAAACGTCGCCCACTTTAAGCAGAAGCAAATCAGATATTCGCCTTCCCAAGTAAAGCCCGGACAGATAAAGCAGATAGCGCCGCTTGCCCGCTGCCGTCTGATCGTCCTTCAGGGCTTCGGCAATTCGGTTGATAACTGCCTTGTCCCTGATCGGTTCCACCCGCACAGGATCGCCCCCTTTCTTCGTCCTTTTGTCCCGAAATACAAATATTGTGACATATCCCGCCGCCCTGCTGCGTTTCACATATATAATGAAGAAACAGATTCAGGTCGGTTCCTGCCGTTTTCGTTGTCCCATCGTCAAAAATAACGTGACATAACAGGCAGGAAGAAGAAAGTCAGTCATAGTATTCGGGCGCTTCTTTCGGGTCGTCGTCGGTATGGTCGAAAGGTTCCCCGCATGAATAGCAGCTTTTCAGCAATGTTTCGTCAATGTCCTTCGGCTGCGGCGCGTAACAGTATGAACAGCAGCGCCGAACGCCGAAAGCAGGATGTTCCCAGTTGGTCAGATGCGCGCAACCCGTTTTAGGATCGCGCCGGGGTTTCGCCTGTGGGTTCAGCATGATTCAGCCCCCTTCAAATTCGTATCTGATACGAATTTCATTCTTCGTCGTCGCCCTGGCTTTCAGTCTGATCGTCGGCAACCGTCAAGGCGACGTGTTCAGCGCACTTCAAACAAAGAACATTCAGCTTGCCTTTGATAACAATGCCGTTCGTGTCTTCCTGCTTCAGCGGCGCAATCAATGCCTTTCCGCAACGCTGGCAGTATGCAATTTCAAGTTCGTTTCTGCTTTCCATCTTTAAGCCCCCTTCAAATAAATAATCATTGCTGCGTTTCGTCTTCCTTTCGCGGTCTGATCGTCATGACATAACCGCAGCGTTCACAATGCCGCAGCGCAAACCCTGCAATCTGAACGCATTCGACAATATCGCGTTCGTCATTGCTGTTCGGTTTGATATAATACTGCTTCTTGCAATTCGGACAGTTCCAGCGGCGCGCAATCTTCATGTCAGTTTGCCCCTTCTGAAGGTATTTGCGAACGGACAGGTTGCAAAATGACTGATATACCCGCGCGTCAAGAACTGGTTCTGACTGGTAACGACTTCAAGCCGCCCGTTTGAAACGCGCCCGTCTGTCGTGACAATGATTTTGTCGCCGCTTTTGTCTTCGATGAAGACAGGCGACGGGTTGACAGGTATCGGTTTTCCTGACTTCAGCATGATAAACCTGATTTCAGCGCCGCAGCCTTTACACTTCGCCATTGTCAAACATCCCCTTCAGCGCGGTTGTTGCTGCGTTCTTCGCTGAAGCCTTCAGGATAGCGGGCCTTAAGCTTCGCAATATTCCGCTGTGCGATTTCCGAAAGGGAAACGCCCGACGCTTCGGCGAATTCGGCAATATACCAAAGGCAGTCGCCGACTTCTTTTACAAGCCTGTCAATATCCAGCGCCGCGCCCTGCGCCCGGTGCTTCTTCAACAGGTCGATTGCTTCGCCCGCTTCGCCGCACATCCCCATAACCGCATTCAGCAGTTTTTCGTCAGCAGGAAGGTTTTTGTTCGCCGTCCGCATTGCTTGACGCTGGTAGTCGTTGAATAGATAAAAATTGTCGATAACCATGACTTTACGCCCCCTGACTTCTGTCTGAATCATTCCCTTCAGCCCCTTCTTTGATCGTTATCAGGCCCTTTTCTGCTGCCAATAGTGCGCAATGGCAAACGTAACAGTCACGCAGCCGCCTGATTGACTGCCTGTCATAATGCAAAGCGTCGGCGACGTCCTTCTGCTGCCTGTGCTTTGTATAGATCGCGTCGGCGACGTCCGCTTCAGGTTTCCCGGCAAAGATTTCGTCAAGCCGTGAAAAGATTTCGGCCCACTTCAACGCCGTGCAAAGTTCCGCTTCGGCCTGAATCAGCGCGAATGCTGAATTCATCGTCGGGTCAGTATTCTTGCCGCTGCCGTGAATGCCGTTCGGGTTGACGCCGGGCCGCTTGCACAGGTCAGGCGACAGCGGTTCAGGCATTGACGAACGAACAGAATACGCCTTTGACCGTGCAAACATCAGCTTTTCAGATGCTTTCTGAACGAGTGCGTCGCGCTGGTAAAGCATCCGTTCGCATTCGTCATATACCTGACGCGGAATGACTGCCACCTTCGCCGCCCCCTTTCGCCGCTTCGTGCCTTTCGCGTCTTTCTTTCCGGGCTTCGCTCATGCGCTTGACGTCTTCGTATGTGTCGCCGCTGCCGAATTCGTTTCGCCCGTCAAGGGCGTCTTTCATCACCTGATATTCGTCTGCTTCTTCAGGCGTCAGAACGTCTTCGTCGCGCCATTCTGAAAGGATTTTGCGCACATACGAACCCGGAACCCGTGCGCCCATTCGCGCAGCCGTGCCGATAGCCTTTGACAGCATATCGGAACCAAAGCCGCAAAGACGGGCGCAGACTGCAAGCGAACGTGTTTCAGCGGGCGTTGCATCCCGTCCGAAGTCCTGTTTGATCGCCTGTGCAGCGACAGCAGCAAGGGTCTTATCGGCAGCAGCGTATTCGTCGTTTTCGTTTTCGACAACGTGAAGACGTTCATACGCGCGCGCGCGCCCACGCGTGAAGCCGTCGCCGTCGTCTTCATCATCGTCAATATATGTTTCTGTTTCTTTTGGTTTATTGTTTAAGTTTGTATATTGGTACCCTATGTTACCCCCCATGTTACCCCGTATGTTATCCCTTATGTTACCCCCCATGTTATACCCCATGTTATCCGCAAATTGCGGATAAAATCCAGTATAAAACGAGTTATCAACAGGGTTATCCACAATATCCCCTTGCGGTTGTGGATTGCTGACGGCGGTCAGATAGTGAAGTTCGTACATAGGAATATCGGCGTTTTTCTTGCCGGGCTTGTACGAAATAAGGCCGCGCTGTGCAAGTGCGTTCCTTGCTCTTGAAAGCGAATCAAAGCCGATAGGCGCATACGTCAATAAGCGGTCATTTTTGACGCGGATAAAACCGTCAGGCCAATAGTTACCGTTTGCGCGCTGGTTCATAATATGAAAGAGCGATTCCCAAACTAAGATTTCATTGGGCCGTAACCCATTATCAGCAGCGTATTCAATGAACGCATTGTGTTCTTTGACGTAATTGACGAACGGCATTAGATTTCCCACCTTCTATAGCTAATGACAACGCGCTTGCCCTTATATTCGCCGCGCATATGACGCAGAATGATTTCTGCTGTGCTGCTGTCGCCTTCACCGCGCGCCTGAAACAGCCGCACTTCCTGCGCGGCCTTCAGGCTGTCCGCATAGCTGCTGAAGCGGTTTATTTCTTCCAGCGTCGCAAAGCGGATAAACGGAAGGCGACAAATAACCCCTTCGTCAACTGGCCTGTTTTCGTTCGGTACGTCAGGCCATACAATCGCGTGTTGCATCGGATAGCGCAGCACAAAGCGAATCTGAACGATAGGGTTATACTTGTTTTCGTTTTTCATGCAATCGGCAACGTATTCTTCTTCTAAATCCTGATCGCCGACAATCAGGGTCATTCCAGCTTTAAGCATCGCGGGCATGATACATGATTTCACCTTCCTTTGTGCCTGTTATGGAAATGGTCGGCGGGCGGCGAATTGAACGCCGTTCTGCGAAGGTGGCACAGTTCACAGAAACGAACCTGTCCCGCCGAAAATTGTGCGGTCAGGGCCGCACAAGAATTTCAATGATATGAAGTCGATAATACTTTACGCCCGGAACCGCGCCCCATTCGGCGCGGCCTTCGCCCGTGTCCAATTTAACGCGGGCAATCACTTCAGGAAGGCCGAACCCGTACCCATTGCGCAAGCGAACAAGGAACCGCCCGCCATTTTCAAACGTTCGTTTCAGTTCGTTTTCAAATCGCGTCGTATAGTACGGCGTAATTGCACGGTATTCTTCCAGCTTTTCGCCGCTTGCTATCATGTCGAACCATTTCTTTTTAATTGGCAGCGTCAACATTGCTTTTCGTCCTTTCCCGAACCTTTCTGACGATACTGTACGAAGTCCAACCGTCGATAAACTGCGCAGCTATATCGAAGTAGACGGCGGGCAAGTCGTGAACGTCTTCAACGGCGTATTGTGCCTTCAGGTCGCGCCATATGGCCCGCCTGAACGTTTCGCCGTCGTCGGCGTATGAAAACCCGTGCTTTTCGCAAAGGGCCGCAGAACGCGCCTGAACGCGTTTCTGAAGGGCCTTCGCCTGTTTGCTGCTGATTGTTACCTTCTGTTCGGTCAGTTTTTCAAGCTTCTTTATGCGCTGTTCCATTGCAGCCATATAGCCGCCCAACTGCTGAAGGAACAGGCCCATTTGCTGAAGCTGTGTTTCCTGCTGCCGCGTCAGGTTTTCCAGCGGCGCAAGGGCGTTATCATTCTGCGTCAACGATAATCACCCCTTCGGCAGGAATAGGCGCTGTCGCTTCATCCATTGCGGAAAGCACCCGTTCGGCCCATGATTTCACGCCATTGACGAATAGTCGATAACTGTTCAAGTCCCTTTCAGGAAGGTTCCTGAATTCTTCCTGCATGAAGGGAACGGCCCAAACCTTCGATTGAAAGTCGTTGCATATGCTAATAAAGTCAGTCAGGCCCGGTCGCCCGTCGCCCTGGCTTTCGTCCTGATCCGCGTCAAGCTGCTGCATTGCGGCCCGCTGTGCTTGCGCGACTGCGGCGTTTGCCCGTTCTTCTGCATCCGCTGCGGCGTCTTCTGCTTCAAGCAGTTCTTCGCGTAGCTTTTCAACAGCGCCCTTCAGGTCGTCATAATCATCGGGCGCAACGGTTTCGGTTATGACGGGCCTGTTTTCAAGTTCCTTGATTGCGTTCTTGAGCGAAGACGCGTTCATTTCTGCCGAACGCTGCGCTTCTTCGGCCCGCTGCGCTTCAGCGTCAGCGCGGGCCTTTTCCTTCTTCACTTCAGCAATCAGGCGTTTGATTTCTGCCGCCGATTTGCCTTCAAGGTCGTGTTCCTGTACTTCCTGCCGCTGTGCTTCAGGCAGGGCAATCAGTGCCATTGCTGCCGAATATGGCAGCGCTGCAAGCTTGTCGTCGGCAGAAGCTTCAGCAGCATATCGCATATAGTTTTCTGCCGAAGAAACGCTGATATTCAGCCCTTCAAGATAAGGCAACCATTCGCCATGTTGAAGCATTTGTTTCACTTCGGCAAGGTCGCGGCCTATCTGAATAATTGAAGCCTTTGCGTTTCGATAGTTAATCTGAATGTCTGCCGTGATTTCGGCAACCGTGCGCCCGGAAAGGGCGACGTTCGCCGCGCTGGTTGTTAATTCGTTCTTCTGCATTTGTGCCACCTCATGCAAATTATAAAATCGGGTTGCCCGTTATCAGGGCAATAATAACCTTCAGGAAATAGAGCAGCCCGCCGATACAGGCAGCGCCGCCGAATACCAGTATCAGACAGCCGATAGCCGCGTCGCCGTCGTCGTGTTCATTCCTGCGCACGGTGAAGCCCCCTTTCAAGGTTCCGTGATATATCGAATGTAGTTTTCAATCTGATCGGCGTCAGCTTCGGTCAGATCGCGCAGGGCGTACAGGTCGCAGAATTCGCCGACCGAAGCCAACGCGCCGCAAAGCCGGGCAAAGCGTAGGCCCTGCGCGATAGGAACGCGCTTGTAACGTCCTTTTGCCTTGTAGGCAATCTGACAGCAACCATGTTGAACGCCGTATTCAATCAGCGGGCGCATCAGCGCGCCGAAGTTCGCGTTATCAGGAAAGACGCAATAACCGCGATACCGAATCTTTCCCTTTGCGTCAAGAAGTCTGAAGGTATGCCGCCGCCCGACAGCGCGCCCGAAATTGCTGCTTCGCGCGCGGTTGTATATCATCCACGCTGCGCGCGTTATGCCTTTCGGCGAATAGAACTTGTCGCGGTCAATCATCAGAACATACATGGTAAACCGTCCTTTCAGCTTTCAAGTTCAATTTCGACTTCGTCTTCGTCGCTTTCTATGTCGATTTCAATATCGCAAGCGGCGTCCTTCGCTGCCTGAAGGTAAAGCGCGAATTGAGGAAGGCGGCGCAGCGTCAGCACATCCAGCGAACCGAACCACATTAAGCGCTTTTTGCCGTCGTTGCCGTATCCTTTATATTCGTGAACCTTGACGCTGAAGGTATTGTTAATCAATTCATCCCGTTCGCTTTCACCCAGCTTGTCGCAATCCGGGGAAAATGTGATTGTATAGTCGCCGTCGCCGAAATAGCGCTTTTCACGTTCGACAACGATATTGCAGTAAACATAAACCAAGTAGTCGCCGTGTTCATCCGCTTCAAGTTCGTCTTTATCAAAGTAGACGTTTGAAAAGACTTCCTTGCAGCTTTCTTTATAGGCTTCAAACATTTCGGACAGTTTCAACTGCTGCCTGTGTTTGAATGTCGGCGCTGCGCAGATGGATTTCAGCCCGTCGCAGATTTCCTTATAGCTGCCAACAGCCGACGCCTGAAGGGCCTGATTGATAACCCCTGTCAGTTTTTCCGTCATGCTGTTCAGGTCAGAACGTTCGATTGCCTGAATCAGCAGCGGGTCGATACGTTCCTTGAACGCCGCCCGTGCCGGGCCGTTCCATTGCATAGCGTCCTTCAAGGTTCCCTGAATCATTGCCGCAATCTGATCGCGGGCAATCTTTTCAATTGTTCCGTCTTCAATCATCTTCTGATAGACGTTCAGAAGGATCGAAGAAACGCCGTCAAGGTTCATCGGGGTCAAGTTCTGTTCATTCATGGAAAGTGCCACCTTTCAAATAAATTTGTCGGTCTTTCCCGACTGCCATCTGATACGCTTTGCAGTCTGCTTGAACATCCATCAGAAAAGAACCGTACACTGTACCGCGTGACTGCTTGCGGGCGAATCATTCCCTTGATTTTTTCGCACCAACAACGCCCGAAGGCGCAAGGGGGTTGCTACTGGCGCGGGGGCGCGGAATCGAACCGCGCCGGCGGGTAACACGTCCGCTTCAATCATTCGCCCCCAACCCTAAAGCGAATGACCGAAACGGGAAAGAACCCGGCAAAACCTTTCCCCGCATAAATGGAGCCGGGGCGCGGAATTGAACCGCGCGGCGCGGATCGCTGGCACATCCTCTGTTGATCGTCCGTGAAGAAGGTTTCACCTTCCTTTCACATCTGATAGCGCCCATCCATGCCCGGCATTGAACCCGCCTTGAAGCGGGTTAAGGAACCGCGACGCCCGCCGCTTCGGTCGCGTCCATGTAAGCGGCGAAGCGGGCAGCGAATAACGACTGAATATCTTCAATCAGGCCGTCAGCGCTTTTCGCTGCCGCGTCGGTCGCTTCAATGTAAAGCGGCACGGCGGGCAGGAAGTCCCCCGTCATAGGGTCACGCGCTGCCGTGACGCCGATTTGAATGAATCCTTCCATGCTGCCGCCCCCTTTCAGGCCGTCGCCCGCTGCTGCATCTTTTCCGCAATCTGAACCCCCTGACAGGTTCCCAGCAACAGCGCCGCAACAATTTCTTTCTGATCGTCAGGAACCTTCGCCATTTCTTCGGCAAGCCGTTCGGCAAAGGTTTTCTTTTCGGTCTTTTTGACTTCACTCATACTTTCAGCCCCTTATTCAAAGTCAACTTCATCAATCACATAATCGCCCGTCGCCGGGGTCCCGCTGATCCTGTACTTTCGCCCGGTGAAGTCGTTGCGGAACAGAATATAATCAAGCCCGACGCCGTCGAAGCCCGTTTCAAGCAGGGTTATATCTTTCGTATAAATGCGCCCGAAGAACGCCTGAAACAGCTTGCGAATAATCCTGATAGCCTGTTTGACTTCCTGCTTTTCCGTCATGCTGCGCGCCCCCTTCAGTCGTCTTCAATGGCGTTCATGGTATCAAACGCGCTTTCAAGGTTTTCAAGAACTTCTTCCATGTTATAAATAATGTTTTCCATGTGTTCGCCGCGTTCGCTTTCCTGAATGCCTTCAGGCAGATTGTCGAATGCTTCCTGTTCTTCGTCCCGAAGAAGTTCAAAGTCGGTCTTCAGTTCTTCCAGTCTTTCCGCAATCTTCGCGATTGCCTTGCGCCGCGTGTTGTTCATCGAAAGTGCCACCTTTCAAAGATTTGATTTTGCGGGGTAAAAGTTACCCCAAGTAAGATTATAATTGTCTGACGTAAGTCTGTCAACTATTTTCTTGTCTGAAGTAAGTTTTTATGATAAGATAGGCGGCGAAGAAAGGAGTTGTTACCATGAATGAACGAATCAAGGCGCTACGAAAGCATTTGAAGATAAGTCAGGATACATTCGGGCGGCGTATCGGCATAACGGGCGCGTCGGTCAGCAGAATTGAAAGCGGCGAAAATGAACCTTCGCCGCAGACAATCGTCTTTATTTGCAAGGAATTCAACGTTTCTGAAACATGGTTGCGCAGCGGCGTCGGGGATATGTTCAAGGCATCCAGCAGCGAAGCTGAACGCCTTGTGAAAAAATATAGCTTTCCTGACATTGTCGGAAAGCTATTGACAACCTATGAAAGTTTGAATGAAGGTCAGCAAGAAGCTGTTCTTGAATACGCGCAGCGCTTCATTGCGTCCCTGATCGACGAAGACGGCATCGAAGCGAAGGTTGCCGCATACCGTGAAGAATTGCTTTCGGAAAGAGAAGTGAAAACGTCGTCAGCTTCACAGATTGGAAACGACGAAACGGCATAAAATAGAAAGAAGGTGGCACAATGGGAATCTTTTCATTTCTGAAGGGCAAGAAGCAGGAACAAGTTCAACAGCCCGTCAAGCAGGAACAGAAGCAACAGGAAACAGTCAAAATTCCCGGAATGATTGACGGTCAGAAGATCGCCTATCAGTATTCAAAGGTTGACGTCGTCCTTGCTGGCGGCATAAACCTTGACAGCATCTTCGCGCAGCGTGTTCAGTTCGACGTTTCGCGTAGTCCTGTCGCCCTGGCTGTCAACGGGCAGTATTTCGGAACGATAGGAAACGGTAAACTTTCCGATATGGTTTCAGACTGGTTCAGGCGCGGCGAACCTGTTTTCGCGGTTGTATCTCAAATTGACGACGAACGCTATTCTGCGACAATTGATTTATACCTTTACCGCGACGAACTGAAACATCTGCTTCGCCGATATCCTGAAGCGAAGGCGTACAAGCTGACGGGCAACCGTCGCGGGGAACTTCAGGATAATATCAGTTATTGCGAACGCGGCGACGAATGCGCCCTTGACTATAACTTCGATAAAGAAAAGTATCTTGTCAGCGCTGGCGTTTCTGATATTGGTTATCTTTCTGCTGCTGCCGCAAAGGTTGTCGAAGAATGCGGCGAAGATAACGTTTCTGTTTATGTCGCTGCCGTATCTTCTGACGACGAAGGAACCGACGAAGTATCGGTTTACATCTTCCCGAAAAGGAACTGACAGCAATGAAGCAATCAACCCAACCCACAACAAACGCGGTCATATATGCCCGTTATTCGTCGCACAGTCAAACAGAACAGTCGATTGACGGTCAGCTTCACGACGCGTATGAATTCGCGCAGCGTGAAGGGTATACCATCGTCGGCGAATACATTGACCGCGCGCAATCAGGAACCAAGGATAATCGGCACGACTTTCAGCGCATGATTGCCGACGCGCCGAAGAAGCAGTTTCAGGCCGTTATCGTATGGAAACTTGACCGTTTCGCCCGGAACCGATACGACAGCGCCATTTATAAAGCGAAGCTGAAGAAGTTCGGCATTCGGGTTGTTTCCGTCATGGAACGGATACAGGATAACCCGGAAGGCATTATTCTTGAAGGTATGCTTGAATCAATGGCTGAATACTATTCGGCGAACCTTGCCGTCAATATCAGGCGCGGTCAGCGGGAAAGTATCGCAAAGGGCCGTTTCTGCGGCGGCGCTGTTCCGTATGGATACAAGAACGCTGACGGGCATCTGATCGCCGACGACAAAACAGCGCCTATTATCCGCGAAGTATTCAGCCGCTATGCTGCGGGCGACAGCATGAAGGATATTATCGACGATTTGAAGAAGCGCGGCGTCAAGTCTTCCAGCGGCGGCGAACTGACGTATACCACCTTTTCAAGGGCGCTGCTGAACCGGGCCTATATCGGCGAATATGCCTATAACGGCGAAGTCGTGCAAGGCTGCGCCGACGCCCTGATTGACGCCGATACCTTCGGAAAGGTTCAGGAAAAGGTTGCAGCGCGACGCCGCGCGCCCGCCGCTGGTAAAGCAAAGGTCGAATACCTTCTTCAGGGTAAATGCTTCTGCGGGCATTGTGGCGGGCATATGATCGGCGAATCAGGCCGGGGCCGTCATGGTGCGACATACAATTATTATTCATGCCGTAACCGCAAGAAGAATCATAACTGTGACAAGAAGAACGAAAAGAAAGATTTTGTCGAATGGTACGTTGTCGAACAAACCCTTGAATATATCCTGACGCCTGATCGAATGGACAAGGTCGCCGCTGCGGTCGTCGCAGAATATAACAAGGAATTCGGCGACGGGCCTATCAAAGAAAAGGAACGACAGATAAAGAAAATCGGCAAGGAACTTGATAACCTTGTCGATAGCCTTTCAGAAGCGCCGAAGGCGGCGCGCCCGCGTATTTATGCCCGTATGGAAGAATTAGAAACGCAGAAGGCCGATATTGAAGTTGACGTCGCAAAGCTGAAAATCGCGCAGGGCATCCGCTTTACTGAAGCAGAAGTCAAAGCATGGTTAAAGCAGTTCTGCAAGGGCGACTTGCTTGACGAAGAATTCAGGCGGCGAATCATCGACGTTTTTATCAATTCGGTTTATCTGTATGATAGGCGCGTGATTATCTTCTATAACATCAAGGGCGGCAAACAGGTCAGTTATATTGACGTCGCTGAAGCCGACATTGAAGGTAGCGGCGGCGAAGGTGTTTCGGATTTGATTGCAAATGCTCCACCAAACGCAAGCATATCCGAACCGCGATTTATCTTCGTGAACGGGGTTTTCGGTATCGTGCTTGAAAGACAAGAAGAACAGGGCGAATGAATTTCGCCCTGTTCTTTTGATTGTTCGTGTTTTTTGCTCAAAACAAGCCCGCTGCGCAGCTGATCCGTTCCGGATCGCATCCGGATCGCGTCAAAATTCCCGAACAATCAGAATCGACGAATGAAGTTTTATTGATTGTTTTCGTCGTCGGGTTTGTCCTGGCTTTTTTTGACTTCAGAACCGTCGTCATTCCCCTTCATGATTTCAAGCGCGCGTTTCATCGCATTCGGAATAGGAACGCCCATCTGTGCCGCGTTTTCGACGACGCTGATACCTTCAGACGCTATGAACCATAGACAAGTAGCGCCGCTGACGGCGGCAAACTGTACGCCGACGTTCAGGGTAACAGCATGGTCAAGCAGATAGGCCAAAGCAACGATAACGATAATCAGAAGCTTTTTCATAAGCCCTGAAAACGCCGTGCTTGACGATAAGCCGCCGTGTTCTGTCTTCAGGGATTTTCCCATAAACCCGCAGATAATCCCTGTCAGATAATCCAGCGTCATAACCGCAAGCAGAACCCACAGAATCGGCGGCAGTCCGCTAAAGAAGGAAACAACAGCGCCAAACGCTGCGGCAATGGTTTTCCAAATGTTTTCTTTCATAAATTGTCATTCCTTTTCTTATTTGTCAGGGATTATTCATTATTGACTTCGGTTGCGGTCGCGCCGGGGTAACATTCAAGCAGATAAGTCGCCGTCGCGGCGTCAAGGCCCTTGATTGTGACGGTGAAGGTCATACCAGCAGGAACGGCGGGTTCATCTTCTGCCGCATTCAGCAGCGCGTCAAGACGGTTCCACGTCGCCGGGCCGCAGACGCCGTCAACGGTCAGATTGTTCGCAGTCTGAAACGCTTTGACAGCGGCAAGGGTTTCGTTCCCGAAGTCGCCGTCAGCGCCGTATTTCGGAAGACTGAAGCCAAGTTTCAGCAATCCTTCCTGAAGGGTTTTGACGTTGTCGCCTTTGCTGCCCTTGCTGATCGTCGCCCGCGTCCCGCTGCCGCTGGTTGACGGCGTCGGTTCAGGTTCGGGCGTCGGCGTTCCGATTTCATCGTATGCGCCCTTTGGTATTGCGTAATGCGTCCAAGGATAAGAAGACAGGGGCTTTTTGACTGTCCCGGTCGCGTGTCCGCGACAGTCGATAACGTCGCCGTCGCCAAGGTAAAAACCAGTATGCGACATTTTGCTTTTGTCGTTCTTGTCTTCATGGAATACGCAACAGGGCGTATCTTTCGGCATAGCTGCAATCGGGCCTTTTTCAATCCAAGTATCAGACTTGTATTGTGTCGTCGCGCCGATAGAAGATATCGACAGGCCCGCTTCTTTACAAACAATATACGTCAGGCCGCGACAGTCGAACGCCCGCTTTCCCTGATACTTGCACCCGTCGCAGGAACCTTTCTTTCCCGACAGAACAGGACAGTATTTATAGATCGCGTCAGCGTATGCGGGCCGCGCTTCGGCCCTGTTCTTTCGCAGCGAAGGTGTACAGGTTTGCCCGGTCGACGCGTAAACGTAAGGGCAACCGACGTATTTGCGGGCAATCTGCGCCGCATAATCAATCTTGCGCAATGGGTTCACCTTCCTTTCTGATTTCAACAGCCGTCAGCGCATTCAGGGCGTTATCAATCAGGCAGCGTTCGCGACTGTACGCGACGGCATGGGCGCGCCATGCGTAGAAGTTCCGACGAACGTCTTCTTCAATGCCCGGATAATAGCGCGTCGGCAGCGTGTAGGCCGCGCCGTCGTCAAAATAGAACGTTATTTCAGCCGTTCTTTTCAGCGGGTCGATAAAGATTTCATACGGTTTACTCATCGTCGGCCTTTGTGGCGTCAGGCGCTTCGGGCCATGTGATATTAAACGGGAACCCTTCCTGTTCAGGCAGATCGCGCAGCGCTTGACGATACGCGGCCCAACTGCCTTTAAGAAGCGCCCTGAAGCCTTCTATCAGATCCTTGAAGCATTTCAGCAGCGTCGTCGCTGTGATTGTGTCGGGAAGTTCAATGCCGAAACGGTCAAAGGCAAGCTGACCGTCGCTGCGTTCAAGCAGCCTGTTCCGAATAACCCGCGCAAGTGCTGCGGCAAGTTCTTCGTCTTTGGCAAGGCAAGCCGCCTGATATGCGTTTTCCTGAATGTCAGGTTCTTCGCTGCGCATCTTGTCGCAGATTGATTCAAGGCGGGCAATGCGTTCTTCATTTTTGACTTTCATTTTTTGTTTACCCCCTGTAAAAGTCTGTTCAATAGTTCTTCCATATCCGAAATGATTTTTCGGCAGTTACCGCGCTGCGCGTGTGCTTTCCATGAATTGAACGATTCTTTCAGCGCGTCGGCAGAAATGCGCCCGCTTTCAGCAAGCTTTGCCATTCGCTTTAGCTTGCGTCGTTCCCTGACAACTGACTTTCTGCCGATACGTCTGACAACTTTTCCCGTATCCGTCAGAATAAAACGCCACTTCAGCCATATGACGCCCTGTTTCAAAGGGTATATCTGCGTTTTACTGTTCAGCGTCAGTCCCAGTGCCGCAAGCTTTTCGGTTATGTCCTTCAGGGCGTTTTCAAGAACGGCCATGTCTTCATGTATCAGAATAAAATCGTCCATATACCGAAGATAATGCCTGATACGCAGCCGTTCTTTAATGTAATGGTCAAGGTCGTCAAGAACAGCAAGTTCGGTCAGTTGTGATACCTGGCTTCCTAAACCGATACCAGTATCGCCGCCGAAGCTGTCGATAATCTGATCGGTATAAAACGCTGCGCGCTGATCGGTCAGGCGCTTTCTGATCGCGGCCTTTGCGACGTTGTGCGGCGTTTCTGCGAAATAATGCCGAATATCACATTTCAGAACCCAGCCTTTCGCGCCGTGCTTGCGATAATACCGCTGCAAGTGAACCGTCAGGCGGTTCAAGGCATCGTCAACGCCCCTGCCGCGCAGACAGGCGCAGCTATCACGAATAAACGAACGGGTTATTTGCGGGTAAAGCACATTGTCGCAAAGGCTTCGCTGAAATTGACGGTCTTTCAGTCGTGTCGCAACTATTTCGCGTTCTTTCGGTTCGTGAACCCTGAAACGCTGATAGCCGCTGATTATATACGTTCCGTCAAGCAAACTTTGCCGAAGAAGATATGTATTCTTCAGGCCGTTTGCTTCGTAGCCTGTTACGCTGTCTTTCCATCTGACATTACGACATGACAGCTTCAGGCCCTTGTAAAGTTCTTCAAACGTAATAGCATCGTCAACGGTCTTGTTCATATTCAATTAAAAAACGGCGCTGATAGCCGCAACAGCGCGAACGCTGGCGGCGTCGCCGTTCTATGTTCCCCCTATTCGGGGCGGGTCAAGCGTTCCTTGTGTGAGTAGCACAGATTTCAACCCTTGCCCTGATAACAGGGACGAAGCGCCTACTTTAAGCGGGCATTATCTCACAATCCGCCGCCGCGCCGTTCCCGTTGTACGCGTTGTTGTTGTTCTGCGCGCCCGACGTGTTGACGTTCCGCGCGTTGTTCGCGTTGCCGGGGTTCGGCGAACGCAGCCACCAGTTGCGGGCCGTAGCTATAACGCTTTACCCTTTATCATTCGCCCTGAACGGGCGTTTGACAGCCTTTATCAGCGGGCTGAAGAATCGCTTTGTACCTTTTGCGGTCGCTTTCCCGCCATTTCTTTATCAGGTTTTCGGTTTCAATGACTTGTCCTGTCCAAAATTCGATACGTTCATTTTCGATGCAAAGGGTACAATATGCGACGTCAAGCAGGGTTAGCAGCGCTTCAGCGTGTGAATACGCTTCAACTTGCTGCGCCCGCCTGTATGTATAATCTTCCCACGTTACCACATTGACGGCATTTGCGCGCTTGACGCAAGTAAGAACGTCAAGCGCTTCATGAACGATATGCTGCGTCATAATCCAGCGGTCGCGCTTCGGAAAATACTTTTCATTCTTGCAAATCTGAACAGTATAAACACAAAGGTTATTCGCCTGAATTAGAACCTGAAGTTTTCCTTCCGAACGCTTTGCCTTGATAACTGACATATCTTCGCACCTTCAAAAATGGGTATCTGCCGCCTTGACGGCGGCAGATTGAACGGGGATTAGTAGATTACACAAGCCGCCGCCGCGCCGCTCCCGTTGTACGCGTGGTAGTTGCTACGCGCGCCCGACGTGTTGACGTACCGCGCGTAGTTCGCGTAGCCGGGGTACGGCGAACGCAGCCACCAGGTGCGGGCCGTAGCAGTCGAAGTATAATCGTACTTGATACGGTCTGCATTCGCAGCGCCGTCATAGAAGTCAACAACGCTGCCCTGCGC